GCGCCAATGCTGCTGTCGTGGCACCCGTGCCGCCGTTAGCGATTGCGGTGATGCCGCCGGCGTTGAATCCGGCAGGATCCAGCACACCAACTGTGATCCAAGCACTATTGGAACTGTTGCGTACCTTCCAGACTGGTGGACTGCTGCTGGTATCAACCCACGGTTGAAATGCAACCGTTACGCTCGGTGCGCTATTGCCGCTGCTTTGGCTGTAAAGCGCGGCCAGGTTGTCGTTAATGTCCGCACGAACGCTTGGGAACGTTGCGTTTTGGACTACTTGATCAGATTGAGCCATTAGAAGGCACGTCCGTAGCCAACGGCATTGTAGGTGAAGTTTACCACCTGTCTGCTGCCGCCTTGTAAGAACTCAACGTTAAAGCCAGTGCGGGTCAAGTTTGTGATTTCGGCGTGGGTATTGGCTCCAATTGACAATGCCGTAACACCAACGCTAGGTAGCAGGGTGTAGTAAGGATCGCCAACGGTCACAGCTTTATAGAAAGCGTTCGGGAATGTGATCGAAGTGACGGCGCTACTGCTACTGGTCAGAGTGTTCAGGCTGGTAGTCACACGACGAGTCAACTCTAGTTCGGCGCCAAGTTCGTCAATTGCAACGCCCACCAATTCTGTTTGCGTGGTAAAAATAACTTTCAATTGGACGCCACGACCGCGGATCATACCACTGACAAACTCAGTCCACGGCCCCCACGTAGGCGAACTAGCTGGATTATCCAAAGTTGTGCGTACATACATTACGACATTGATTTGGTCAGCAACAGTACCATCAAAAAATCCTGTCTGCGCGTCAAAATTCCCACTTACGCTATCAAAAGTATTTGAAAAAACAAGCGGATAACTTACAATGTACCGCCGAATTCTAAAGTCATAAATATCGCCAAGATCAAAGGTATCTTGAAACTGGTATTCGGCACCACAATCGCCTGCACAATAAATTGTTTCCCAGTAATCTGGCGCAACATAAACGTTTGGTGTAAGTACAAGAGCTGTTTCACCAGCGTCATACACACAATTAGTCTTTGTTCCACTAAACGGTGTGGCAAGGTTTTGTTCGGCCCATTCTTTTGCAACAATGCGTGATTCAGGTTGCGGCAGGGTGACTTCAACGCCTGTTGCATTTGTTGAACGATTGCCAAGAAAATCTTCAAATTTTAAAAAATAAGTGCCGGGCAGTAATGGCACTTGTTTCTGCGTTGAGTTACCAGCAACGGATTGAACAATATCATTGCTGCTGTTCCACTCAGCACTAGCAAGTGCTCGTGGATCATGCCGAATAATTACTCGACCACCAACTTGTACATCTAATTCCGTTGCTTTTTCCCAAGTAAGAATAATCATATCTTCACCAGTGGCAATAGCACTGACACTTTGCACATCTAATGGCGCGGTACCGAGACCAGCTACTGTGTAATTAGCCAATGCTGGCTCACTAAATAAAATGTTGCTTGCATTAACACTGCTTACCTGAATCTGATAGTTTCCAATTTTTGCGTCAAGAATATCAAACGTAGTGCCTTGAACCATAGCTGTGGTAAAGTTGTCATCTTCGTAGCGATATTTAACACGAAATTTTTTAATACCCTTTGGTGCAAACCAGCCAAATGTAATTTTAACTGCGATGCGTCCGTTTAGTTCGTACTGTACTTCAGGGGTACTACCTCCACCTGACAAAGGAATACTGATAATCGCGAGTTCACTTGGTTGCTCAGGAATTACATTGAGATTGGTAGTATCTCTAAATTCAAGTGGAATGTCATCCTCAATGTAGGCATACTTGCTTTCATTGTGTGCAATAGCTGAAATGCCATAATTGATGCCATCCAATTCATTGATGCTGAGCACACGCCAAGTTGTTGCTTGGAGTGACGGACTTTCAAGAATCCAGATGCTGTTGGCGTTGGGAGTATCACTTAACGCAGCTTGCAATGTAATTACGTTGTCCGCAACAGTAGAAACTTCACGTTGTTCAACGCTTCCATCAGGCAAGATCGCGCTGAGTATTGAGCCGCCTTCGATGCTGAGATCAGTATTGGTAGAATTGTCAACTGTAATTGTGGTGGTTGTTGCTGCTGCAATGCGGCCAGCACGGCGAGATCCAGCGCGAACTGGATCTGAAATTAGGATGATTTGCCCAGGCCGCACCTGCTGTCCTGCCTCAAGGCTGGATGCAAAGGTGCAAACTTCCTTTTCGTAGCGTTCGGAGAAGAGCAGCCAGCGGCCAATGCGATTGGCTTGGCCTCTGCTGGTGCAAGCAAAGGCACTAATTTCAGATTTGACTACGCCATACTTGGCAATGGAGTCGGTGTCCTCGACCACTTCGAAAGCCGTATCCCGTAGGTTCAAATCGAGATAACTCACTACAGCAACGTTGGGCCTGATCTTCAGACTGCTGCCGCTGTAGCTAAAACCTTCAGGCGTTACGTTGGCTTGGTTGAACAAGTACACCGGATCCGATGGTGCATCCTGCGCGATGGTAAGGCTGCCGGTGCTCCAAAACGCTTGGCAGCGCATAACTGATAGCAAGTCATTGACCAGCTTGTAAGCCTCTTCTGCGGTTTGAATCGAGGTGTTACAACTGAATCGCGCTTCCTGACCACCAAAGCCATCATCAACTAAAGCGTTGGAGTATTTGCTGGCGGCAAAAAATGCCCATTTATCTAATTGTGATGCAGCAATATGATTACCAAATCCATATCGTGTGCTGGTCAGCAAATCCCATAAAATCCACGCTGGGCACGATGTCCAGGTGGCAGCCGCAAATGTACCATTCCAGACAAAATTGGCTGGGTAGATAATGCGGCCAGTTGCCGAGTCAACTGTTGTGCCGCTTGGGATCTGAACCTTGATACCTTTGACCAGATAGCTGCGAGTTGGGATGCTGCTGAATTGCTCAGCATCAACGCGAAGGCCAACCAATGCGCTGTTGGGATATTTTAATTTTGCATCAATAATTTCTGTGTAGCTGCTCCAGTTAAAGGCATTAGTTAGCAACGAATTGGTGCTGTCATCGGTAACGCGGGTAACTTTAATGTCAACGATGTCAGACGGGTTTGGCCGTACCAAAGCAATTAGATAGTCCTTGCGATATTCATCTGCCGTCCGACCACTGATAGTGTCATCAATCTTGGTTGTGTAGCCGCCGCCTTGATATTGCACAGCAATTTGTAGCTGCACGCTGGTGCCCGATGTGTCACCATTGGTGCTGTTGATTTGCTGGAGTGATGGAATCGCAATGGTGATGCGTACTGCATCCACATCAACATCAGTGATGGTACGAACCTGGGGCACAGCTTTAACAACCGTGAGGCCAACAGGTTTTTCGTCTTCAACACCACCACCCAAGGGTATGTAATCTTGATTCTGCGTACCGTTGCGGGTGTAAATTGTAACGTCTTGAAAGTTGTAGCTACCGTCGGGATTTTGCAGAACAGTGTTATTAAGAAAGATTGACTTGAAGCCATCCGCTAATCCTTCGATCTCGCCTTCAGAAATCAGGTCGATGACGTTGGCGTACTGCCTTGAGTCGAGGCTATCTGGCGCAGTGCTTGGTGTGCGGCTGCTGCCGCCACCACCACCTTTGCCACCACCACCGCCGCCTGCACCAATGATGGTCATGCCTGCACCTGCACAGTGTCAGTACCAGCGGAGATAACCACACTGCCGACCAGCGTGAGGCCGTAGACACAAGGCACAGGTACACCTTGCCGAGATGTTTGTTGGATGCCGGAGAAGTTGTATGTTTTGCGTGGGTCGTTGTCGCTGCCTGAACCTTGTGAGACTTTAGGAACGGGCGTTAACAATTGCGCAACGCCGCCCAATAATAGACTGGCGCCAACAGTTACCAGTGCTGTAGTAACCAAAAGTTTGCTGCCCAAGATAGCAACTCCCTGCAAGCCAGGAATAAATGATGCTGCAATCAACGCAATGCCAGCAATGATCCTTCCCACCGCACCAGCCCCAGCAATAACCGGCATGATCTTGATGTCCTGCTGACCGGCTGGATCGTGGATTTCTGATTCCTCTAAGTCGTAGGTGCCGACCGTCACGCGGTAATACTGTTCGGCCATGTGCTGTTCAAGGCCAGGAAAGTTAGCCACCAACATCCGCACTGCTTCAGCCGCAGTGGCCACGTCTGCTTCGAGCACACGCCTGCCAATGAACTTGGCCAACTGCCCGTAGAGCTTGATCTTACGGAGCATGACGCAACCTCCTTCCAGTTACTTTAGCCAACCATCCGCCGTACATGTCCCTACTGCTAAGGCGACCTTGGATGTGATGCAACACCATACCGTCACCGATGTACACGGCGCAATGGTTCAAGCCTGGTGCATTGATTGACATCAGCAGCAAGTCACCGACTTCTAATTCCTCGTCTTCTTGAAGTTCACGGAATCCTGTTGCGGCCCAGCAGCCATCAAACATTGGTGCGGCAAGGAAATCGGCTGGATCCAGTGGCCGTTCCCAGTCACGCAGCATGATGCCGTGCTCGCAATACCAATCACGCGCCAACGTCCAACAATCTTGCACGTCCCATACCCACTGACGGCCAATCAATGGCGCCTTGTAGCCGCATGGCGTGTAGGTACCCCACGCTTTGGTTTTAGGGTTGACGATGTGCCATGGCAGTTTGCTGGCTTCTGCGGCCACCTTGTCAGCCTCGCTAGCAATGGCTGGTGATATTGGATGGCTGTGGACAATGGCAACGATTTCGCCAGCATCCTCAGCTGCGGCATAGTCCTCTGGCGCCAGCACAAACATCTGTTCGGGATGCGTGGCAAGGTTGCGACATGGCCAATAACGTTCACGACCTTTGATGATCACAACAACACCGCATGACTCGCGGGGGTCTTCCTCTACCGAGTGTTCCAGTGCAGCATTCAGCCAGGTCATGCAAAGTAAGTGCCGATGCCGACAAATCCCCCGTGGGGCAGTTCAGCATTCTGGCCAAACCTTGCCTTGCAACTATCCACCCGTTTGCCGCACACGTCTTCACTTGCGTTGCCAACTGCTACGTCGCTGACGTTGAAATAATTGGTGCCTGTATAACTGCATTCGGCTGAGCGGTAAACCCACTGACAACGGGTTATGCACTGACGCTTGGGTGCCCTAACCCCTGCCAAGTCAAAGGCACTGGCCAACTCAAACTCCACAACGTCACGGTTTTCGGCTGACTTGCGATCCACAAAGTAAATCTCTCGTGGAAACTCAGCCAAAGGATCGGCAGTGGCACTGGTACCAGTCTCGTATCCAACATTCCAATAATTGCTTACGACGTAACTGCCAGATGGAAAGTTAACTGCATCAAGAAACCTACCAAGTGTCCTAATCCGTGTAAATTTGGCACCTTCTAAGCCTTCTGGCAAAGTCAAAATCAACGTTGTAATGGTGCCAAGGATATTGCTGATCCGCATCTTGGGACGCGGTAATGTACCTTGACTGCTGTACTCAAAGCCTTCCACCTCAATTGGTAGGGACATGTACGCTTGGCCATCCCATACCAGCTCGCCGTAACCGTTGGCGTTTGTACCCGGGTGAAAGTAGTAGGTTTCTGCTACGCCGTGTTGAGCTACGTTTAGTTCCAGCTGAAACAATTCAATCAATGCGCCAGGCGAAATCTCCTGTAATGCACTGGTTACCTCAGCGGTGCTGTCGCTAGTTGCATAACCAGCGACCCAGTAGCCGGTTACGACGTATGCCATTGATTATGCAGTTACAGCCTTGACAACTGCAAAACCGATCACAATGGCTTCAGCCAATGCACCAGCTGTTACGTTGCGGACGTTGATGGAAGCAGAACCGGACCCGCACTGAGCATTTAGTAAGTACGAGCCAGAAGTACCACCGCTCACGTGGTTCAACACCAACAGATCAGTTGCCACCAGGGTGTTGTTGGTCAGCGTGAAGCTTACGGTGGTGGCCGCTGCCAGTGATGCAGCGTTCATTGTGATCTGGCCACATTTCTTGTTGAGCGTTACCGCAGTACCTTTGTTGGTACTTTGAACCACTGTGCCGCCTTCGCCAGTGATGTAACCAGCCTTGTCGGTATTAAGATTTGTGAAGTTGGCATCAACTTCGTTGTGGGTCAGCGGACTACCCTTACCAGCTCGTGTGACGATGGTGCTCATGGTTCAAAAACTTGTCGGAAGGTTGCTGTAATTGTACAGATGTCTGCATATTCAAATTGACGGTTCCATGATTCAACTACAAATTTATAGGACGTTGCCTCGGTAAGTGGTGTCCAACTGAATGACTCTACAGCACCTCGGGCATCAAAGAAAGCCTCAATGGCTGCTGACACTGAATTACTCTTAGCGCTCCAGGTCAAATCCCAAATCTTTGGATTTTGATTTAAGCCTACGGTAAGACGTTGCTCGTAACCGTCGCCAAAAGCAACTTGTCGTGCATTTGGTTGACTTTTGCGTTGGGCGCCAAAATCTGGCGTTGTCTGCCCTGTGGCGACTCCTACCGTTGCATCATCAAATGTAGCCATTAGCGTCGAGTGCCAGCCAGCAAGCCGCCTGGTCGTTGTTGTTTCACCAATTCTGCCTGAACAGCAGCGGAAACGACAACCCCCAATTGCTTGGCTTGCGCTTGGTCGCCTTGAACGCTAGTACCGCCTGCATCCACGTTGACCGTGACATTGGTGCCGCCCATGCCGCCACCCGGGACGATTGTGCCGCTGCGGCCGGGCATAAACAGTTCAGGACCACGTTCGCCAACTAAATAGGTGCCGCTACCGGCGACGGGACCACCGCCCGCCCTTGCGCCCACCAATGACGGAATGCCAGGCAAGAATTGACTTGACCCCAATCCGCCTCCGCTAAAAGCGCCAGAATAATTAGACGCGCCACCCGCACCAAAAATTCCGCCAACTGCCGGTAAAAATTTTTGAGCTAAACCAATAATTTGCATTCGAATATATTCTGCAATCATTTGAGAAACCATGTTGGCAAAATTATCTGCAATGCCTTGAAAAAATCCAGCAAAAGCTTCACGAGCGCTCATTGTTCCGCTTATCAAGCCTTTAAATGTATTCCCAAAGGCAGTGCCAATTGATTCAGCCGCGGTTTTAACCTGGTTTGATGTGCTAATTAATTCTTGAAATTGTGTTTGCAATTCTTCATAATGCGTTCCTAGTTCGCCGCCGGTCAAGCCAGGCATAAGGTTTAGATCCGTCCTGAATCGGCCGGCAGTGCCTTCGCCACCAAATCCGCCACCAAGGGCGGCCTGGAATTTCTTGCCCAATACATCAGACAAGCCAATTTGCAAGTACAATTCTTCGGTTTGTTTGGTCAGCAAATCTTGCTTGGCTTGTTCCGCTTTATTGTTATCAATAAAAATTGTACTAAGTTGAGCGCTTGCAATAAGTTCGCGTTCTTTCATTGAAAGCGCTTTCTTCTGCAATTCACCAAATTTCAAACGTCGTTCAACTGCAATTTTATCTAATTCAGCCTGTAGTTTTTCTTCATCAGTTGCGGACATTTGCACGTCAAGTTTTTCTTGCGCAAGAACATTTAATTTAAATGCAGCGTCAAGTTGTTTCCTTGTTTGCTCGGCCAAACGTTTTGCAGCATTTTCGGCGGCTTTGCTTGCTGCACCAGATCCACCGCCTCCATTTCCAGACACTCCCAGGCCTTTGCCGGGTTCACGAAATGGTGTTCCCATTGAAGCAAGCAATGATCGATTAGCAATAAGTCTGCTTTCCAGTGGAGCATTCATTGCTTTGGCAAATTTTGCTTTTTGCTCAGCAGACATACTAGCTTGACCAGTTCTGTATCCAGCCAATAATTTTTCATCAGCAGCAATTTGAGCTCTTAGTGAAGCCTTTCTCCCCGCTGGATCAAGTTTTAAAAAGAAATTTAATTTTGCAATAGCTGCATCAATAATTTCTGCAATAAATGAAAAGGTATTTTGAAATGCAGCGCCTATAGGACGCAGTAATGAACCAACGCTTTCAGACAAATTACTCAAGGCAACCTTAAGTCGATTGCCAGCATTTTCAGGACTGCTAGCAATAATTTCAGCAGCTTTGCCATAGCGCTGAAACAATGCTTCAGAAAAAGTTTGAAAATCGGTCAATGAAACTTGGCCTTCTTGCAATGCTTTGTCTAATTGTTGAGGCGTTTTGCCAACTGATTCTGCAAAAATAGTAAATGCACCAGGCAAGCGCTCACCAATTTGACCGCGAAGCTCTTCAGCACTTACCTTACCCTTGCTAAATACTTGTGCTGTAGCAAGCAATGCTGAATCAAGATTTTCAAGACTCCCTCCAGTTCCAAGGATGCCCGCAGAGATACCTTTAAATGCTTTTTCAGCATCATTTACATTTCCACCAGCACCAATGACAGAAGCAGAAAGACGAGTAAAATTTTTGATTACAATATCTTGTGGAATTGCAAGTTCCGTGCTGGTTTGCTTAATAAATTTTAATGATTGATCATAAGCAGCTTGACTTCCAATGACTTGACGCAATGCGGTGCGTTGTTTGTCCAGTTCTGCTGAGTAAGCAGCAGCTGCCCCTGCGGCTTGACGAATACCCCCAACTTGAGCTCCAATAGCTCCGCCTACGATTGCGCCCGCTGGACCTCCAAGAGCTAGTCCAGCAATACTGCCAATGGCGCCTTCGGGACCACCAAAAACTCCGCTTGCAGCAACTGTTCCAACGGCTTGAGCTGCACCACGAAAACCACCACCTTTACCATTAAAACGATTGGCAAGCCTTTCGGCTTTGGCTGCTTCGCGTGAATATTCGCGAAATTCTTTGCTTGTAATGCTGACGCTGTTGGCCAGTTCACGCCAAGAAGATGCAAAATTACGCAATGAATTTACAGATTGATCAGTATTTGATTGAACTTTTTTGATCTCAGCGGCTGCTCCTTGAAAGCCAGTTTTGGTTGCATTAACTTCCTTGCCAAGATTGGCCAACTTGGCTTTTAAAGTTGTCAGGGACTCCGTCCCTGTGGTAGCAACCTTAATATTAAATTTTTGTTCAGTTGCCGCCATTACTTAGAACTCTTGCTATTGATGCAGAGCAGAGCCGCTGATTCCATGACCCGGATGCCTTCAAACATCTCAAGCGGCTCCTTCACTTCGTACAGTCTACAAAGCCACTCTAGTGATGGGTAGTGCAGGCCAGTCAAACCAGACATACTCACGTTCCACTGGCTTCCCATGCGCAGAAACATGGCAACAGTATCCCAGTTCTCTTCCCATATTTCACATGGTTGCTCAGCTGCCTTTAAACGCGCTGTAGCAATCTGCTCTTCAGACGCACCAAGTGCCCTGAGATCTGACTCTTGTTCGTCTATGACGCCGCCTTTGGCCCAATACTGGGCCGCGGCTTCTAGTTTTTTGCAGGCGCTCCAAGCACGCTTGCGCTGTACGCATTGATCAATGCCCTGACCACATACGGATCATCGCAAAGTTCTTTTTTAGTTTTTTGCGTAAACGGCACATCTTTTCCATCTTCATCCTTAATGCCATCCCAACCTTCAAGAATTTGATCGAGAAGGGCATCGTCGCCTTCATCAACCAACTTGTTAAAAGCCGAGCGACTCATCTTGCGAAAGGTTGCATCAAACGTAGTTTTTTCAAACTTGCCGCCATCAATAGGTGTTTCCACCGTGACGGGCCATTTGTAAGATGCAACCTTTTTGAGAACGAATGCCATGCGGGATTAAGCGAAAACTAGGCTCACCTCATTATTGCCTGCTGTGGTGGGAAGTGCCAAGTACGGCATGGACAGCGAGACAACACCATTGGTGTCGCCGTAGGTGCAGCCAGTGATATCGGTCTGCGGTGCGTTAAGTGTGACAATGTTGCCAGCAGTAGCGCCAAGCACGATGCTGGTCGCACCAGTTGCAGGAGCAACGGCCTTGGCAAAGAAATCAGTGGTGCCAACGGCAGGCGCTTCGATCACTGCTGTACCACCAGCGGCGCGGTCAGTAATCAGCACTTCTTGGCTAGAACCGGTTTCCTTGTAAAGAAGTGTGTTGTTCAGAGCTAGGTCAATGCTTTCAAGGCGAGTGCTTGTGACGCCGTGGAACGTGCAGGTGGTGACGTTAGTGTCGTTGACCTCCAATGCAGCAGCTTGGTTGGCAACCGTAAAAGTACCAGAAGCAGCCGTGCCATCAGGAGCGTTGTAGATCCCGATGAACTGGAAACTGGCGGTTGGGAACTGCCCAGCCGTCATGTTGAAGGTCACCGTGCCACGGGCACCAGTGATCTTGTGGCGAGTGCCGTCGTAGAAGCAGTACAAGGAAGCACTGGAGAAGCTGGAGCTGACGCCTGCGTAAGTAACAGATGTGCTGCTTACAACAACTTCGCTCATGCCGCAAGCTTGAAGCAACGGGCCAAAAGCAGGAGCCGTGCCAGCGGTTCCAGATCCGCCAAGCTCAACTTCAAAGGTCACTGAAACCCGTTTGTTGGCAACCAACGTTCCGCGGGTGCTGTTACCAATAAAACCTTGGTAGGTTGCTGCTTGAACGTTATCTGACTCAATAGGAGTCACCTCAAGATTGGTGACCTGAATGGCATTGCTACCACCAACAGGGATTGAATCCGTCCCGTAGGTAGCCTCAATCTTCGCGAGCAGAAACTTCTTCCGAGTCAGAGCCATTGTTCTGTAAGGCAGGAGTGGTTGTAATTAGTGTAAGCTTCCCAGTCTTAGGGTCGTACAGGTAACTGCCGCCCACTCCAGGGGTAGGGATTTCCTTCTCAATCTTAGCCATGGTACTAGGCAGAAGTTAGGTTGATGCGACTTGTGCGATAACGCACCAAGAAGTCTTGCGTAATCATACCGACAGGAATATCAGCTTCATACATTGCAAAATCAGTGCGATCAGGCAAAAGGTCAAGTGCATAACCATTGAGCGTTTGATCGGCCATTAGCAGCGCGTGAACTTGCTGGGAATAATCATCGGACGTGTCGTCTGGAGTGGCGGCCCGAACAAAGGTTGTAATACGCACCCGCATGGTCCAATCAAGCTTGTCGTAGAAGTTGGTGCCGACTGGACTGTCATTAACCGGTTCGACAATGACAGCGGGCACCTCAGAGCGCGACAGTGGCTCCACGCGGCTGCGATAAACGGTTGCACCGGTAATTGCATCAAGGTTGGTTTTGATGCGGCTCAGAATCAATTCTCGGCGGGTATCAGCCATTACGTTTTCTGTAATGCAATTTGAACAAACGCCCCGTCATCAATCAACATTGTCTCCCGAACGGTGAAAGCAGTCCCGCCCACAGTGATAGAACCACCGCGAACGAGACTGCCAAAATCTGAAGATCTAGCGGTCAGCGTGTAGTCAGTCGTTAAAACCATCCCATCGCTGATCACCTGGCTGGGGGTGTCCAGGATTCCAGATGCCGTAACAGCGCCAGCCACGCAGGTGACGCCAAAATCAGCAAGGACCATCCCTAGATCTTCAGTCAACGCCATG